TTACAGGGCTTTTTCATTTTCGGGTTTTGGGAGTGTCGATAAAGTGTCGAAGATGGGATTCAGCCGCAACGCGTCCTGCAGGTGATCCGGCGACAAGTGTGCATAGCGCATGGTCATCGTCACGGAAGAGTGCCCAAGCACCTTCTGCAGCGTGAGGATGTTGCCACCGGCCATAACGAAGTGACTGGCGAACGTGTGCCGCAGAACATGCGTGGCTTGTCCGGCCGGAAGCGTGATCGAGGTCGAACCCAGGACCCGGCTGAAATGACGAATGCAGTTCGGGAACGGCCCGCATTCCTTGAAGTAGTCCAACAGCATCCGCTCCAGGACGGGAGCAATCGGTATGGTTCGTGTCCGCCTCGACTTGGTATTGGCAAAGGTCACAGCGCCATTCTTCACCCTGGACGGCACCAGCCCCTGAGCCTCACCCCAACGTGCCCCGGTAGCCAGGCAGACACGAGCGATCAGCGCCAGGTGACGGCTGTTCGGGTAGTTGTCGAAGGTATCCAGCAGCTCGGCTATCTGTTCGTGAGAGAGGTACGACAGCGGACGCTCCTGCAGGCGTAACGGACGAACCTTGGCCAACGGATTCGGATAGTCGATATCGCCCAGCCGATGCAGCTCGTTGAATACCGACTTCACGTAGCCCAGGCGATTGTTCAGCGTCTTACCGTGGATGCCGTTAGCCAGTTGTTTACCACGCAATGTGCAGAACTGGTCAGCCGTGAACTTGACCGCTATCGGGTCGCCCAAGTCGCGAGCGATATTCGCCAGTACCTGCTTCAAGCGTTTACCGTCTGCAAGAGTGTGCCCATGCAGATCGTAGTAGCGGCTAAACACTTCGGAGAGTTTGCGACGGTCTTTTGGCTTGGGTGCCCAACTAGGCGTTTCCATCACCTTAGCCCTGCAGGACACCTCAAATCGCTGGGCCTCTCCTTTGGTCTTGAACGTCTTGCGGAAGCGCCGACCCTTGACCGGTTCAACATCGACTTTCCAACGCCCGTCTGGCTGCAGAATGATCGCCATCAGACCGCCCTACCCCACCTGATATGCCGCTCTTCAAGGATGCCTTTGATGTGCCTATACAACCCGTCCTCATCCATGCCCTTGGCGGCATAGTGGTCGCGGATCACCGGCCAGCATTCCCAATCCTTGAGCCGATAAAAAGCCTTTCTAGCGCCCACTCGCTCCCGTGCCAGCAGGCTGACGAAGTTTCCCAGGAACAGTTCCACGTTCTTGCCGGAGAAGCCCCGCGAGGTCTTGTATTGGCGCTTGTACTCGGTTTCGTCCACCAGGGAGTCGACCGGCAGATCGACGCGCACGTCGTCGCGGATCAGCGTCCAGATGGGCTCAAAGTAGCCAGGGCGAGCCAGCAACTTGAATTGGCGCAGGCCATAGCGCCACAGGCCGTCGAGGTGGGGAGCAAAGGCCTCGTAGCTGTTCGTTTCGATGGCCGCACCGGTGTGCAGATCGACCGAGCCCGAGGCGAATTGTTGGATGACCGAGTGGTGATAACGCAGCTCAACGCGCCACACGTCTTGCTCGGGGTTGTAATTGTCTGGGTCGGTTTCGTCGAAGCTATCGCGACGCTTCCAGACGCCTTCCCAGTAGTCGAGCTTATCGATGGATCGGGCTTGTTCGGTCTTGTTGTAGATGCCCAACTGGACGCCTCCAGCGGAGCCAAACAGGTAGGACTGGCCTTTACCGTAGGTCGCAGACTCCAGCGTCCACTGGATTTCCTTGATGCCGGAGATATCACGGGCAGCACGTGCGCGGCAGTGCATACGGGCGACCAGATCGGCAGGCGGTTGCCAACCTTGGAGGTCAAGCGCGAGGTGGACGGCGCATTGGTTACGCTCGATGTTCGTCAGGACATGGCTGGCGTAGTAGTCGAGACGCTCTTGCAGGCGTTCAGGTGAGAAAGTGTCGATAGCATGGGGTGAGACTTCGATTTTGAGGTGTGGGCCGATGTTCTCCAGCTTGGCGTTGAAATTCTTCACCAGCAGGATGATGCCCAGGTCAGCGTTCTGCAGCTTGTACTGATAGCCGGAATCCTTGCTGACTCGACCCGAGTGCCAACGCTGGCCAGCGAAGTCAACGATGGTGCCGGGCTTTTCGAAAAGGCACATGATTTCCGGACGGATCAGACCACGGTACAACTGGCGGACGGTATCGACGCTACAGGCCAAGATTTTGGCCTTGGACAGATCGACGATTTCAGCAGTACCAGGATCAACGAAAATTCGTCCTAGACGGTTGTGCTCACCATTGAGGTCAAGACGGGCGAAATCTTTGATCTTCATGCTTGGGTTTCCTTACTGGCCATTACTTGCCATTTCGAAATCGGTTTATCTGACGTGCTACAGGGACGTCAGCGCGCCTAGCGGTCGGCAAGGCGCGCGGTCCCACCGGCTGCGCCGAAGTGCCCGCGCGCCTGCTCGACCGCCTGCGGAACCAGCGGACTTACCGCATCAGGTACAGCTACCCCTCTTTCCTCGGTGTGTATGGCTGCGGTGAGAAGCACAACGAGGTTCGTCCCACGGGTGCGGACGGAGGTCGAGCGGAAGGCATGGCCAATCACTGGGATATCGGAGAGGAAGGGCACACGGGAGACGGATTCATCCCGTTGCTCTGATCGAAGGCCGCCCAGGAGCACACCCCCGCCATCGGGCAACAGCACCTTGGTGGTGATACGGCGGGTGTTGGTGATGATGTCGGCAGCGCTGCGATCATCAGAGACGGTCGAGGCGGACTGGTTAACGCTGAGTTCGATAGCCCCTGATGGCGTGATGAAGGGCGTTACATCGAGCGAAACGCCTACATCCTGGCGAACGATGGTCTGAAAGGGATCCGAAGCGGGTGTCGAGCCACTGGTGGTTTGCCCGGTGATGAAGGGGACGTTCTGGCCGACGACGATAGAGGCAGATTCCCGGTTGAGGGTGAGCAGCTGGGGCGTTGAGAGGATGCGGTTGTTGCCGGTGACTTTGACGGCCTGCAGGAATGCAGAGAGTGTCGGGCCGTTGAAGGTGAGGCTAAATCCAAGATCGGATTTGTCGGAGCCGCGAAGACTGATCCCGCCTAGGTCGGTGCGGTCACTCTTGGCACCCACATTGAGGCCGAGGGCTTCGAAGTCGTTGTCGGCCAGCTCAGCCACCACGGCAGTGATGACGACTTGGCGACGTGGTTTGTCGATTTCCCCGAGCAGGCTTGCGACGGTGTCGAGCTGCTGTTGTGTGGCAGTGACGATGACGGCGTTTGACGTAGGCGATGGGGTGGCCATGAGTGACGGCATACCGCTTTCGCTGCGCTCAGTTTGAGCCCGGAGCACATCGAGGATGGATTGATAGGCGAAGTCGGCCTGTAGGTGCTGGAGCTGGAATACGCGGGTTTTGAGGTCGAGCGGTTCGGGTATGGGCTGCGCGCTGATCAGCAGCGTATTGCCGCGTGCGGTGAGGTGAAAGCCAGCGGATGCGACGGCATTGGCGATCAGGGCTTCGAGTTCGACGTTGCCGTCGTAGGTGGCGAAGATGCTGATAGGTGCATTGCGGATATCAGAGCCGACCACCACGGACTTGTTGAGCATCTGCGACGACCATTCAACGAAGTCTTGCAGGGTGGCGTCATACAGCTCGATGCGTTCGGCTGATTTGGCCGGCGCTGTGAGTACCAGGAAGAGCAGAAGCGGCAGCAGAAAGAACAAGGCAAAGGACTTATCCGAGCGATCAATCATGACGGATCACCTGTAGAGGGAAATGTATTCGTCACCCCGAACTAGCAGGGCTTCGCGGGGGCCTCGGTCTTTCACCACCACATCGCGAGCCATGAGGTCATCGGAGTTGATGCGGTCGCCATTGGGGCTGGTGAATACGTAGAAGGTCTGGCCGGCCAACAGGCCGTAGGTGGCAATGCGGTAGTCTCGGAAGTCATCCGCCAAAGCGTTTTCGGGCTGCGCTGCGATCACAGGTGCGGTCTGCTGTTGAACCTGATGCACAGGCAAGCGGCTGTAGGCGATAGCGCCAAACACCGGAACGCTGATCACCAGGGCGAAGAAAGCGCCGAGGGCAAAGGCGTTCAGAACGCGAGTGCGGCGGAAGAAGATTTTGGTAGTGCGCATGAAGAACCCCGCGTTGCGCTGGGCTGGTGGGAGCGGACGACGCCAGTAACCAGGCGGCAGCATGGAATACGCACCTTTGTCGTAGCCCTTGTCGTATTCCTGGGTGGTGTCGTAGTAGTCGTAGAACTCTTCGCCGCGGTAGAACCAGTCATCGACCTTGGGCGAGTTGAACTTGGCGCCGTACTTGACGATGGCCTGATGCATTTTCGGCAGGCGGCCTTTGAACAAGCCGAGGGTGGCGATACGCAGCAGCGGGCCGATGGGGAATGGCAGTTTGATGCGATCCCAGCGGTTGATGTAAACGACGTGCTCAGCGATGGATTCGCGGACTTGCTTGTCGATGACGTTGACGTTCTGGACACATAGCCAGAGATCCCAACGGCGCTTGCGCAAGAACAGGAAGAACTTGAGCAGGTCGGAGCGACCACCTTGGTTCCAGTCGCGGGAGTTGAGCCATACGCCGGCTTCGTCGAGGAAGATCCCGCCGAACTGTTCTTCGTCGTAGGTCTCGCAACCCATGCCCAGGCCGACCAGGTCATCGGCGCTGGGGAGGTCAGGCAGTCGGACAAGGCGCGAGTATTTGTTGTCGCGCTTGCACAGCTTGTCCATTTTCACATCGATGTTCACGGCAACCCGGCGACGCTTTTTCAGGTAGTCGAGGATCCGCATGACCAGTAGCAGGGTTTTGCCGGAACCGAGCTTGCCGGTGACGATATAGACGGCCATGGCAGCGACTCAGGTATGCAGGAATTTTTCGGAGAGCCTGACCGTCCACATGAACACCAGGGACTTAAGGCGAGCAAAAATGAGCAAGCCGAGGCAGTAGCTGATATTGGATGGCAGCAGCATCCGGCCTACCTCAATCCAGCTGGGGGCGGTGAGCCGAACCAGCCCGCCGATAAGCCCCTCAATCATTGTGGCGAACACGAATATGGCGGCAGCAATGGCGGCAAGGATCAGCATAAAGAGGCCGACCTTACGCAGGAATGACGTGAAGAACAGAATGAATGGCGTAACCAGCGGGCCCAGAAACCCAAGGATGAACTTGGATAGGCCGCCGAATAGGTTGGGGAAGAATTTCTTGAAGAAGCCGAGGATCCAGTTCATCAGAAGCCACCCTTGTCCGCTTTAGCGTTTTCCATGCGAAGCGTTGCGTAAGCAATGCGCCAGAGGCCTATAGCCGTAATGAGGTAGATGACCCACTCGAGCAGGGGCTTGATGGCAGCAATGCGACACACCGGCAAAACGATGTTGGCGGCATAGCGGTCGAGAGAGAGTGAAATGACGTAGTCAACGCAGCTGGAGTGCGAGGGCAGCAGTTCATCCGCGAAGTTGAGCAAGGCGGCAACCTGGGAGTTCTCGCCGAAGAAATCGACACCGTCGATATCGCGGGCGAGTTGATCAAGGGTCAATTCGTCATCAACCAGTTGCTCTTCCTGGGCGTTACTCATGGCGTCAGTGAGGGACTGGGCCAATTCGTTGCCAGCTTCAGAACCAAGCCCCTCTGTCTCTCCATCCCCATCGCCACTACCGTCGTACTCATCGCCAAAGAGTTCGTCAGCAAATGCCTCAAACCCTTCGACCATGCCGTCGAGGACGCCACGAATGCCGTCTAGGAGGCTGTTGGTTTTATCGATCTTTTCCCCTAGGGCATCGCCAAGCTCACCAATGGCCTCATTGGTAGCGCCTTCGTCGGAGCCTTGCGGATTGGTGCCGGTTTCGCCGGGAGCCTTGGGGTCGTTGTTTTCGTTGCCGTCGGCGTTACCGCCATTCTTGGGATGGTCGGGCGAGGTATCAGGAATGACCTTGGTCGGGTCTTTCGGATCAGTGCAGGTCAATTTGCCGTTGAAGTAGCTGCAGTTCTTCTGCGGTTTGTCGGCATCCACACAGCGATAGGTGCCGTTGTAGATGCCGCAGCCGGGCTTTTCCTGAAAGCAACCCTCATGCTTAACGCCGTCAGTACCGGTAATCGAGCCGCAACCGGGGTTCTGAGGACTATGGCAAAGCGTGAGGTTGCCATTGGTGATGCACTGTTCTTCGGCTGGCGGAACGTTGGGATCACTGGGAGGCGTGCAAGACTCTTCGGTGCAGGCTTCGTCACCGTCCCCCGCAGATTGGCCGGAGCCGTAGAAGTCACCGGTACAAATAGCGGTACCGCCAGTCAGATCCGCAACACACTTGCGTCCAGCACCACCGGTATACAAGCAGCCGTCTTGCTGAATCTGGTCTTCACAGACATAGGTCTTGAGGTTGGCGCTGTAGGTGCAGCTCTGTGCAGCGGTAATTTTCTGGCCGGACGTGGACGAGCAGTCGGGCTCAGGCTCAGGCGTGATGCACTGGCCTCCGACCATTTGCTTAGGCGGATTACAGGAAGTATTACATTGAGTAGAACCAGCCTCATGACCGTACTGACATTGACGGGTATTTGTGAAGACATCGCCGCAGTATTGAGCACCCGCATAATCAGAGCGCACAGAACCGTAAACCATCTCCCGAGGGGGGGAACCATTAAGATACTTATAGGGAAAAGAGCATATAGAGGCCATGGCGGCAGATTTAGTAGAAAACTCAGTAGCAGAATTGCCAGCAGTGTAATAAGTGATCGTCGAAGCAAAACCAAACTGCCCCCACCCCAAAAGGGCGAGGGCAAGCAGCAGGCGACCAAGGCCGCGAATCTTGGCCGCCATGGGGTCAAGCGCCCGCAGCGCTGAACAGACGACCTGCCAGCTTGAACAGGGCAACACCACCACGGATGACGCCGAACAGCACGGCACCAGCAGCCATCAGGGTGCCGAAGGCGGTGGCCAGATCGACGAAGACTTCGAGGATTTCAGGTGGAACGGTGATGGCCGCGTTAGCCGCACCAGCGGTCATGCCGCCAGCAATCACAGTGAGCATGGCGACCGGCTTGGCGCCCCGTGCTTTACCGACACGGGTGTCTTCGCTGGAGTGGGCGTGGCGGACGGCCACGGCGAGTTGGGTTTGTTTCATGGTGAGTTTCCTCAGTTGGTTGAAGCGTCAATGATTTCTTTCCAGCCAAGCCGGAAAGCACCCCAGGCGACGCCGAGCCCGAGAGAGCCGATGTAGAGCCCAGCGATAACGAGGTATTGCCCCCAGGTGAATGCCATTGCCCGTTACCTCTGGTGCCCGTGAATGAGGCCAAGGGCGGCCAGAAAGACCATCCCTTGAATGAATTGCAGGGCCCACAGATCACCCAGGGTGACGTTGGCGAGGTAGCTTTCGAGCGATCCCATACCGGCACCTATTGCGGAGAGTCCGTGAGCGCTGCGCCGTCTTCTTCTTGCTCAGCCAGGGCCTTGCAGTCAGGGCAGACGGCGTAGTCGGGGGCCATACCGAAGTCAGCCGCCCAGCCGCTGGACTCAGCAGGCTGGCCGTAGACTTGGCCCATGCAGGCCAAGCACAGGTCACAGAGGACGCGGCCGTGAATCAGCATGGCGATGGCCTGGGGTTAGGCCTTGGCAGCGTCAGCCGACTTGGGCTGTTGCTGGCCGGCTTGCGAGGATGGCTTGCCGGATTGAGCAGAAATGACGGGATCGACATGCAGGACGATGAACTTGCCAGCGTTATCTTTGCCACGGTCAATATCCACCGTGACGCGGATAGGATCGCCCAGGCTCAAGCCCTTGCAGACGTTCCAGACCTCATCAAGAACATCATCATGAACGCGCATGCTCAGGAGAGAGGACACTCCGTCACGCTCACCATCAGGTTCATCAGCAACGAACAGCTTGAGCAGGTGTACGTCGTTAAATTTCACTTTCTCGATGCTGACGATTGCGGATTCGAAAGTTGTACGGGCCATCGTTGTTACCTCGCTTAATTGCGCCCTATTGCGCGGTTTTGCCTTTCAGCAGGCCGAGCGATCCCGCACGGGCAAACTTTCGTTTTTGCCCGAGGGTGGTTCTCGACTTGCTGGGGTTTCAGTTGCCGCTTGAGCAGCCTGTTAGTTCGTTAACACCAAGGGCCGCGCCCTTGTCATCCCGTTTCGCCACCACCGCCCGCGACTGGCGGAGATTGCGCGGTTCGATCAGGAAGACCGTGGTGGCCAGTCACGGACGCCGGAGGCGATTGCTCAGAGGCGTTTTCATCGACGTTGGGCGGGGAATCAAAGTCGATAAGGAACAGAAAATAGAAAACGAGTCCCCAGCCGATGAAGAGCAAGGAATCAAAGCTGATCATGCGATCACCCCACCAGTTCGAACGGTTCGCGCAGTGGCACGAAAGGTGTGGGCTTGCCGGTGTCGCTCACAACGTGCCAGTACTTCGGCGGTCGGGCACCGGGCTTGTGTATCTCGCAGTACGAGGGGAGCACGACATGCAGACGGCCATTGACCGTTGATACCTGGCCGGGGTGGCATTTGGTGCAGAGTTGCCACAGGTTTTGCACTATCGGCAGTTCCCGTTTCGTCCAGCAGACAGAGCAGTCGCAGTTGTCGGCATGCGGCTGGCGTTGATACCGGGAGAGATTCATAGGTCATGCCCTCACCTGGGAGGCCGGAGGCTTGGCGGATCATGCGGCAGCCCTCACACCACGGACGCGGTAGAAGTCGCGGGCGCGTTCTTGGGTAAGTCCCCAGTGGCGGCCAGGGCCGGACGGCAGGTCAGCGATGACGCGTTCTATATAGGCAGCACACTCAGCCTTGTTCGGGCCGGTGTGGACACGGTGCCAGCGACGTTGCTTGGTGGCGCCGTGCAGGGTGCAGGTCTCGACAACGTATTGAGTAGTCATTCAACCCACTCCTCTTCCATGAGCTTTTTGGTCAGCAAGGCGACGTTGACCATTACGTGGCGGCCGACCTTGAGGTGTGGCAGGTAGCCGTTGCGCATCCAGCCGCGAACGGTGTCGTGGTCTTCACTCATGCGAATCCAGTTTGCGAACTCACGCCACGGCATCAGCGGCGGCGGGCTCACAAGGTCTTTCAGCGTCAGGGGGATTCCTTCCATCGGAGTGGCCTTTGTTGCACTATGTTGGTCTGTATTGAAATTCCATATGGAATAAATCCATATGGACAGTATCCATAGTTAGGCGTCATATGGCAATAGTCCATATGATTGCGATTGCCAATGAAGTGCTGAATGCTTGATAGAGCCCTTAAATTGCTTGAGATGACGAGCCTCAAAGACCTTGCAGCGGTCAACAGCAAGGAATACGTGAGGTGGCAGACGATCAGGAGGGGCAAAGCCAGGATCACCGCAGAGGAAATCGAGCAGCTAGGCAAGCTGTACCCTAGCTATCGATGGTGGCTGATGACTGGTGAGGTAATGCCGGACAAAGGACAGACCAGCCCCGAGTACGACGAGGCCAACCGAAACTTGACCGATCAAGACGCGGGATAGCGATCACCCAGGAAGTAGCTAGGCGCTGGTATGCCCGAAGGGAGGTGGGTAAAGAATGAAGAGAGCAGCCATATTGGCACTGGCCATCGTCAGCCTTTCAGCCAACGCAGACGATCAGACAGCCCTGTCTAAAGCAATCGATGCGATCAAGCCTGCCACGAACGCGGCCGGTGAATACGTCAGCAAAAGCATCATGCAGAGCCTGTCGGGCAATGACACACCGATGGGCCGAGCTGCACGCGATAACCTCGAACGCCAGGCCAAGGCTGAGCGGGAAGCCAATCGCGGCACACGCAAGACCATGAAGGAGTGCATCAAGCCCGGCAACGTCATCGACGAAGACGTCCAGGAATGCATCATGGGCATGCGAGAAAGGGACTGGTAA